GGGCAGCAAGGTGTGGCTGGTGAAACAACATTAGTCTCTGGATTCTTAATCGAAAAACTATGATAGACATAACTCTTGAAGGTGGATATGTTACCTTCTATACATCGGTACTTGGAGCAATCGCATCCAATGTTGAACTCTGCGAAGTGGTTGATGAGAATTGTTTGCACTTGGGTACTAATGTCGGAGTGTTTCTAATCAATGTAAATCAATTCACATTTAACGGCATTAAGTTCACCGATTCAATCAAAGCAGTAAACTACATCTTAAACAACTAATATCATGGCAGGAGTAAAAATTACCGACCTAGTAACAATCACGGAAGCAGCAAGCAATGACTTGCTCTACATCGTTGACGTAAGCAACATATCTCAATCCCCTGAAGGCACATCTTCGCAGATTGAGGTGGGCAAAATGTTCAGCAGTGGCAGCTATTCTCCGACTATTAGCGGAGAAGTGAATGGCATTATCGTAAATGTTAACTCAGCAACATATATCCGAGTTGGAAACATTGCAACCGTTTCTGCTCAGTTAGATATTGCTATGGATAGTGGAGAAGATAATGGAGATTTTGAAATTGAACTACCAGTTGCATCTGTTTTTACAAGTGGTAAAAACTTGTTCGGATTAATGCAATATTCATTTCAAGGTACATTAGCAGAGATTGAACTCCTAACAATTGAAGGAGAAATAACGAACAACACTTGCTATGTTAGTCTTAAAACATTAACGCCTACAATATCAATGCAATACTGCACCATCCAATTCCAGTATGAAATCCTCTAGCAATGGCATCCGACTCATACAGGAGTTTGAAGGCTTGCGCCTCACCTCCTACCTATGTTCGGCAGGTGTTGCCACAATCGGATACGGCGTAACCTACTACCAAGACGGCAGCAAGGTGAAGCTCGGGCAGACAATCACCAATGCACAGGCAGCGCAGCTTCTTAAGGATCATCTTAAGGAGTTTGAGGGCAGCGTGCTTGGTCTGCTTAATACAACCAAGGTGAACCAGAACCAGTTTGATGCGCTTGTAAGTTTCTGCTTCAACCTAGGCGCAGGCAACCTTGCTAAGTCGCAGCTGTTGAGGTTTATAAAAGCCAACCCAAACGACCCGAAGATTGCAGCCGAGTTCCTTAAGTGGAACAGAGCAGGAGGCGAGGTTTCTACTGGGCTTGTAAGAAGGCGCAAGAAAGAGGCGCAACTATATTTCACTCCAATCGTTTAATCAGTTATGGCCGCAAGAAGAGTCAGTAAACCAAGGCAAGTGCTTGATATAATTGTTAAGTACTGGAGGCCAACAATTGGCTCCTTGGTGATACTCTCAAGCGTGTTTGCTCTTATCTTTAAGCAGATAGGAACAGAGACACTTGCGGCAATTGTTGCAGCTATGGTGGCGGCAGGATACATACCTAAAGCAAATGACAATGGATGAAGGCAGAGACTCAACGTATACTACAATCGATGAAGGTTGCGTGGTGGGTATTGGCTGCAAAGTCCATACGCATCATCACACAATTCACATCGAGCCGCAGATAGTCTACCAATCGATGGAGAAATTCACTATCTTTGGGCGCAACTATTGCACTAATCAATGGGGTCAGACTTACGAGCTGCCTGCCGAAGAGCCAATGCTAGAGCCACAACCGATGCAACAAACCTACGCAAGCGACACCATCACACCATCGTCATCTGCATTCTTGCTTGCTCCTAAGCCGGAAGCAAAGATTATCATCAAGCCTCGGACTGAGTTCACCGAGTATAAGCCGACAATGGATGGGCCAATCATGGGCATGCTGTTGACTTTTACAATTTACCTCACAGTGCAATGGGCATGGAGCTCGATGGGCGCATGGAATAACCTTTATAGCGAACTCTCTGCATGTCTTCGCTCTTCATCCTAGAACATTCAATCGACCTCTTCTATGTCGTAACCGATAGTGATGGGAAGATTTTCACCAACAACGAACTCTTCAAGAACTATGTAAGCCATATTAAGCCTACTAAGATTACCGACATCATAAGCATCGAAGGTGACAAGGATGATTTCATTGAAGCAATTGAAAGAGCTCGCAAGCATTCGCCTGAGCCATCAAGAGTCTATGCTCGCACACGACAGAAGAATACAAGCGACAGATATAATGTTTGGAATTGCTTTGCGATTGCTGACACTCTTCACTTTGTCGGCATCCAGATGGTGGATGTGACAAGCATCAGCTCGCATGACTACGAACGGCAAAGAGTGCTGCTTGAGGAGTTCCGCTTTATGCTGAGCCATGAACTCCGCCAACCACTTACCAACATCTCTGGTCTTGTTCAGATGCTTATGCAGCACCAAGGTGCAAGCGATGTAGACAGGAAGGATGTGCTGAGCATGATCCACACATCGGTCAACAAGCTTGATGATGCAATCAAGGCACTTGTTAAGAAAGCAGCTCGGGAGTTATGACAGATCAGCAAGCAGATGAAAGACTGGTTAAGGTTGCTGCTTGGTATGTGATGGAGCGTGGAATGCCGGTATGTGTGGCATTGCAGATACTGCAAGCAGAGCTCAAGGATAAAAGAGTATTTTGGGAAGCATCGAAGGAACTTATAAAACTCATTCAACATGGCATCTGTACGTACTGAAACGATTTATTTAATTGCAATCATTGTACTTGTATTTTTGCTACTTAAATCTTGCGGAGAAAACGTGTCTAACGATTACCGCCTTAAGCACACGATATATGAGGACAGCATACTTATAGCTTCGCAGAAGAAGATAATCGCACAGAGCTCATCGGATGCGGCAAAACAAGCGCAACAGATTGCGGAGTTGGAAGTTAAAGTCAAGAACGCAAGCGAGGTGGTGCGCATCGAGACCAGGACAATCATAAAAACGCAGATTAAGCTAGGCGATACGGTGATGATTGATAAGCAGCCATACATCCAACTGCCTAAGCCATTCCTCAAGACAACCGAGTGGTACACAATCGGCGGCATGATTAACCGCCTCGGATGGTTGCAGATTGATAGCTTAGTGATCCCTGCCAAGTTCACCTATGCTGTTGGTGACACCATGCGCACTGGCTTCGTCAACCGACTCCTTAAGAAGAAGGACACAGTTGTCCGCCTGAGAGTCGACAATCCTAATGTGCAAGTGGTGGGCCTTGAGAATATTTACATCAAGCAGGATAAAAAGTGGCATCAGACAACCGCATTTAAGGTGGGGGTTGGAGTGCTTATTGGTGTGGCCATAACATCTGTAGGAAATAAGTAGGAATTTTATTGGTTTAAATATCAGCCACTTGCAAAGGTAGATGGAATTATTTTGCATTTATTTTTAGATAAGTCTTGCACAATCAAAATATACCTGTACATTTGTCAAACAATCATTCACTATTTAATCATTCAATCTTTTACTCATGACCGAATTACTCTCTCCAACAATGACAAGCACACAGGCTGCACAATTTGCTTGCGATTTAGTATCTGAAGCCAAAGCTTCAATTTTAAGAAATGGAATTTCAGATCCGAAAACAATTTTTGCTATTTGCAATAAACTTTCTTCAATCTTAAATTTAGATTTAGATTTTATTGTTTCAATTATAGAAGCAACCGAATTAGACAAAGCAAACTAAAATAAATCGGGCGGCTAACTACCGCCCACAACTTTCAATCATTCACTAATTCACTCTTCAATCTATGAACACTTTTTTCAAATCACACGATTCAACGCAGTTTTTTAACTACGACCACCTTAGCGGCATCATGCTCACAATTGTGCAAGACGGTTGTCATCAAGGGCTCTTCCAAAGATGCGACAAGAACTCTCTTATACTTGTTCGTCAGTTCTCCAAGGAGATGACACAAGGCCTTGATGAATCGGTTCGCACTTATCATCCATCGGATGTCAACGAGTTCTTCAGAATGTATCAGAAGACGCTGCACAATACTCAAGTATCTTTTAAACAATTAATAAATCAATTCTAACTATGGCACTAAAAGCCCCATCAGGGAATAACACCTCCCGAGCAATCGCACCAGAAGGAGCGTTTGTTGCAAGATGTTACCAAATCGTTGACCTTGGAACTACAATGCAAACAGGACAGTTCCCTGGCAAAAAACGCAAAGTGCAATTCATCTTTGAACTGCCGACAGAGCTTAACGAATTTGAACGTGGCGATGGCCTTAAGCCGTTCTATGCTCGGAGCATTTACAACCTCTCGATGAATGAGAAGGCAGTGCTGCGCAGAGACATCGAATCATGGGCAGGCAAAAAGATGACCAATGAGATTGCTGAGAACTTCGACATCTTCACACTACTTGGCAAGCCGTGTATGGTTAATATCACGCACGTAACCAAAGGAGATGCAACATATGCCAACATCATCGGCATGAGTCCGGTACCTAAAGGATTGGTTTGTCCTCCTGCTTTCAACAGCGCATTATGTTACAACACTGAAGAACACGATGATGGTGTATTCAATGAGCTGCCAGAGTTTATCCAAGACAAAATCAAGATGTCTGACGAGTGGATTGCTCGCATAAGCAAGCCAATTCCAATGGAGCGAGCGGCTACATTTGCTGCCGAGACTGAAGCAGAATCTGAAGATGACGGCTTCCCGTTTTAATAAATAACAAAGGGCGGTGTTAGGCCGCCCTTCATTAAAAACAATACACTATGAACGCAGCTAATATAGATAACATATCCGAGTTCTACAAGGCTCTTAACTCCACCGAGGTGCTTCGTGCTCAGAGCATGATAGAAGGCGCACCAAGCATCATCGAAGACAAGCTCACATACGACATGAGTGCCGAGTCCATCAAAGCAGCAAACGATGCCATCAAGCACATTGAAACCAATCGCAAGATGGTAACTCTTCCACTGGACACCTACAAGAAGTCAGTCATGGAAGTTGAGCGCGATGCCACTGCTCCGCTAAGAGCTTACATCGATCAGCGCAAGCAGATGATGATTGACTACTCCAACGAACTCGCAGTTAAGAAGGCTGTTGCAGATGCGAAGATTGCACAGGATGCAGCCGATGCGCTTAAGTCAGCAGTCACAAGCGATGTGTCAGGCATCTTTGCAACATTCACCGATGCAACAACAACAACAACACTTGAGCTCGACCACACCAAAAACATTCGCATCAGCAAGAAAGCAGAGATAGTTGGCGAGGTAGATTGGGCAACACTGCTCTGGACACTGATGCAAGCAGAGATGTTTGACATTCAAGAGCTATTGCGCAAGCTTCCAAAAGCAATGGAGATCACGAACATCGCAGAGATACGCGGCATTGAACTAACAGAAGTTAAAACACAAGTAATAAGATAAAATATGGATGCAAATTTTTTCTCAATCGACATTGAAAAGTTCAAAACATTAAAAGAACTACAACCAATATTTGAAGAATTAGTATTTGATGCTTTTAGAAAAGGTTGGGTTTATAGAGAAGCTACAAATAATAGCAACAATCTACAAAATCCACAATATACAGAACAAATGGAAAAGGATATTAAAACCTATTTTGATCTGCATATTAAATGCGAAGACTACATTCTTGAAGTTAAGAAACTAAAACTAAACTAAGCAAAACCATGAGCCCATTCGACAACATCCACTTTGAATTCACGCAATTCAATCGCTACCTTGACACCATCATTGATCCGCGAGAAGCAGACAATGACACGATGGAAGCCAAGGTAAAAGAAGCAATCATCCAAGCCTACTCAAATGGCTTTCAGGATGGACAGAAGGCAATCATCGATAAGTTTCCAAGGCCATCATCACAAGGAGGCGATGAAGGAGGGCGCGAATATTATGATTCGCTGTAACTGGACACTGCAAGAGACCGAATTGCTGATTGAGTACTATCCGCACCGGTCCACAAAAGAGGTGGCATTCATCACTGGGAAATCAATCGCCCAGTGTTATGCCAAAGCCTTCGCACTTCAGCTGCATAAGACTCCCGAATACCTGGCAACAGAAGCAAGCGGCAGGCTGCAAAAAGGCAACCAAGCAACGCAGTTCTACAAAGGGCATGAGCCTTGGAACAAAGGTATGAAGGGGCTTGATATCGGAGGCAAAGAGACTCAGTTCAAGAAGGGCCATGTGCCGCATAACCACAAGTCTGTTGCATCAGAGCGTATCGATGAAGATGGCTACACCTACATAAAGATTCAAGAACCTCGCAAGTGGGTACTCAAGCATCGCTACATCTACGAACAAGAGCATGGCACTCTTGAGCCGCACATGATAGTGACATTCATCGACAAGAACATCAGCAACTTCTCCATCGATAACCTCGAAGCAATCACCAAAGTGGAGAACATGGAACGCAACCGAATCACCAAATACCCTCAACCAATTCAACAAACAATCAAAACTCTGAACAAATTATGGCACGCAATAAAATCGAAGACCTAAGAGATCACTTATTTGAAATAATAGAGATGCTCAAAGAAAACGACATGGAGCTCGACAAAGCAAAAGCAATCGCAGACATCGCCCAGGTGATTGTTAACTCAGCAAAAGTTGAGGTTGACTTTATCAAGGTAGTACATGGCAACGGAAGTGGATTCATTCCGCTAGACAAAAGAGCACTGGAGCAATGAGCAGAGAAATATTTGAGAAAGGCGATGAAGTTATTTGTTGGCTTGAAGGTGCATCTTATGGAGATACATTTACTGTATTAGAAAATTCTCAAGTTTGGCTTTCATTATGGGATCATAAAACAAAAGAACTTTGCATTGTAAATAATAAGCAAGACTATAAGTTAATTTGTAGCGAATGTCGAGATGGCTCAGGATGGTATGGAGATGAAGATATAAACTATAATTGTTATAAGTGCAATCCTCAAGCTATATGAGCCGCGACATCTACAACAGCATCGAAGCTATCAACGCATCAAGCATCAAGAGGCACTACACTGGCAGCATACAATACGCTGCCGGTGCTCTCGAGCGAGGTGCGGAGTTTCATCGCAACCTACTTGAGACAGAGCCAAAGGACATGCCGCCCAATGCTAAGCTGATTTACGATGCCATCATGAAGCACCCAATGCTTCGCCTGGTATTCGAGAAATCCGCAAAGGAGATCACATTCATCAAGGATATTGAGATTGATGGGCGCAAGGTGGCAGCAAAAGGCATCCTTGACTTGCACTGCCCAATGTACTCGATTAATGCCGATATCAAGACAACATCCTGCACCAACCTCCGAGCATTCGCAAGCGACATGACAAAGCACTACAACCATATCCAAGCTGTTTGGTATAGCTACCTGACTGGATATTCGCCGACAAACTTCTACTACATAGGAGTGCCCAACAAGTTCAAGGGTGAACTTTTTATTCACCGACATACAACAGAGGAGATTGACACAGCAGAAAACCTTATCCGAGAGTACCTGGTCCACAGAGGGCTTTGAGAATTACAGCTTTACCAATGTGATGTATTACTTCCTGCATCGCGACTTCATATACATAGAGACAAACTTTAAGCATCTTAAGATGATGTACAACCACTTCGATGATGCAACAGTATTCATAAGCCTTGCTGAAGATACCAAGTATGTCGAGATTGTATGGAGTAGACCTGGAAGAATTAAAACAACTTATAAATCCCCTAATATCTATGACATCGACTTCCTTGAAAAAAGTCCAGCAGCTCTGCAAAGATGGAGCGAAAGAGTACCGACAATCTCAAGAGCCATACGCTCTGGCAATGGCACTCGTTTACGACCACATTGCACTATTCTGCGAGAATGAATTACCAAACGAAAAGCAAATGATTATCGATATCTGCAATGAATGCGCCAAGGACATGATGCTTGGCAACATCGCCCTCGGAAAGCCCGTTGGTGAGCAACTATATAAAAAGAAGTACGCATGAGCCCGAAAGAGAAAGCATTGGAACTATATTGGAAGTACATTCAATTAGTTGCAGATGGTTCACACCCCGAAGAAAATGCGAAAGAGTGTACATTGATTATGGTTAATGAGCTATTAACTAATTCAACATTTTTATTAAGCTATGGAGAATTGTATTACTGGAATCAAGTTAAAATAGAAATTGATAAATTATGAAAAAGCAGACAGCAGTTGAGTGGTTGGTTGAAGAATTAGAGCAACATCATACCAAGATTGACATCAAGAACACAGTTGTTTTCCAACAAGCGAAAGCAATGGAAAGAAATCAAATAATGATAGCACATTATGCTGGTGAGTCTCCAAGAATAATACATAATAATTCAATACACTATTACACCTCAACCTACGAGTGATGCTGCAACTAAGAGAATACCAAGAGCGATTCATCAACAACATCTCTGCGAAGCTGCGCATCCATCGTAAGGTGGTTGCTCAGCTCGCAACAGGCGGAGGCAAGACAGTATGCTTCGCCGCGATATGTGACCGCTACTGCGCTCGAAGCACTCAGGATGTCCTCATCTTA